TATTATAGTCAAGACTTGTAATTGTTTCTGTCACAATAGAAGTTGTATTTGTAACCGCAGTCATACTTCCGCTAGAAAAGTTGGGAACCACTGGCACAGCTAAGGTTTTAGCTGGTATTAATAATATAAATAGTGGCAGTATTCTTTTCATTGGTTCAATTTAGTTCCTGTTCTCAAATCTCTCTTGCCTCCCCATTTCCAAGTTTGAAACCATTCGGCTTCTGCATCTAAAATTTCAGGGTTAGTGTCGGAGATCAAATAATAAAGCTCACCAACAGCACAAAGATGATAGGGATCACCCTTGTCAAAGGCTTCAAAGAAATCTCTGAGATCAAGTTTCATTAGTCACCTACAAAGGTTTCAATAATGCTTGTAGCAGTACAGCTAGAGCCAGCCCCCATAGTTCCGCCACAAGTATGTACCCCAGAAGTTAGAGAAGTAATAGTGCCTCCTGTAACTCCACCGGACCCTGTAACAGTAGAACCAAGAGAAGGAAGCGATCCGACCACTCCAGAGCTAACTGTTGTAGCAGATTGAACCGCATCACCTTGAGTCAGTGTTTCATTAATACTGAAAGCTGATCCTGCTGTTGTCACTGCAAAATCAGTGTCCACATAGGCGGGAACTCCTGCGGTGACTGAACCAATGTTCAACCCCCCAATCGCACCAGATGTAGTAGTACCTGAAATGGTTGTACTTGGGGTCACGTTGGAGCCTGAAACTGCATAAGTCGTTCCAATGCGATTAGCAGATGAATAAGCAGGGTCTAACGTAATCGTTGCACTTGATTTAATGGAGTGCCTCATATCAGCGTTAGCTGCTGGGACTGCCAAAAGAAAAAGTAAAGGGATTAGTCTTTTCATGTCAATTTGCCTGATTGAGGGTCGATTTCTTTACCTGTTATTGGGTCGTATTTTACAACTTCTGCGCCTTTTATTTCAAGAGGAGTAAGAACCCTTATGGTCTGGTAGTTTTGTCCACTATTTGATGTTGCTATTACTTGTTCAATTTCTTTTTTAGTTATAGGTTTTTCACTATCATTCTTGTAAGTTCCATCACCTTTCTTAGACGCTGTAACGATTCCGAATGAACTTAATACCCCAGTAAACACGCTGGCAATAAAGGTTGGATCTATCTTCTGTTGCGGTATTCCGGGAATAGCAACGTAATTTAATGTGAGTATTGCGCCTGACCAAGCTAATACTGCAATCCTTACTCCTGTACTAATGATGGCAGCTTGTTCTTCGGCATCTGGTAAAAGAGCATCTTTTATTTTTCCTAGTGGCCCTTTCTTTTTAGGCTTTACATCTGAAGGCGGTTTTTCATCCATAAAAATACGAAGCAGGTCATACTAAGATTACTTGCAATTTATAAAAAATGGTTGAAGTATGGGCAGCCCTTGTCGGAGCAGCAATCTCAGCGTTTCTAATGGTATTAGCTAACAGATCAAATAGAAATCAAGGAAACTTTCGTGAAATATTTCATCGATTAAACGCTATTGAAAAAGACCTCGCTAGGTTAGAAGGAAATAAAACAAGTAACAGTAGATGGAGGAATCGATAGAGCGAGCCAAGCAGAGGATCAAAGAGTTAGAGTTATTAATCAAGGCTTGGCAGAAACAACAAAACCTCCGTTGACTACTAAAACGGAGGTTCTGCTTGGGTGTTGGGGATCACCATGCTAAAACTAGCGTTTTTGTCTAGTCTTGGGAAGTAGCACTTATTCTTATGCTTGCTGTACTTAAACCGATTATCTTTACTTTTTTAAGAAGTAAAGCAATTAAACAACTCGCCTTAGACATCATTAGGGCGGCTGTTAAAAGGACAGATAATGACGTTGATGATCGTTTGGCAGACATGCTGGAACAGGCATTATTTCCCGGACGAAAAGTAAATGACTTACCAATGTAATTCAAAAATGTATAAAAGAGAATGGCTTGAAGAAGACCTTCAACGAGTAATAACTATGGATCGTTGGTACGTCCTTGATGGAAGACATAGAAAAAACCATCCCTTACATGGTCTTTACACAGGGTTAAAAGAACTTGGCCCAGACTTAGAGAAAAGAGATAAACTTGAAACTAGAATGAATAAGGCTTATGACCGATTACGTTCACATTGACATCACTCCTTTAGTTGAGCCGCCTTCTGTTGAGGAAGAATTTACAATGGAAAAAAATATTGTTGTATTAAATGAGTGCCAAGACAAAGAAGAACTAAGGAATCATGCCATTACTTTCGCAAGGCAAAACTTCCATCAGTCTCAATTTATTTCTAAATGTTTAGAACAAATTGCCTTTCTGCAAGCAAAAGTTATATGTGCAGAAAATCCCGTTAAGCAGCCAGAAGATAACTGGCTACAGAAACTCATTAAATAAAGCTGATCCGGGACCATATTGTTGGGACAGAAAAGGCCAAGTCCTTAAAATAAGTGCTTTATTGTCCGCATCAGCAACGATACCTGCTTCCGCTAGACGTTTTTCAAAACCATTTCCGTAGTGTGCTGCTGTCTTAAATAACTTAAGAACTTCATTGCCCGTCATCCGATTCTGTAGGTGATATACGCCCTTCTACTCTACGTCTTACTGACTCTCGCCATACTGCCTCATCTTTTGCCTCCGCTTCTCTATATATAGAACTGTTTAACTTTCTCTGTAGTTCACTATAAACAGCATTTCTTATCCAAGCTGTAGCCCGTATTCCTTCTTCTTTGGCCCTTTCGTGAACCAACTTCGCTCTGTGTGGGTCGAGAAGAATTTGGAGGTAAGTTTTGTTACCGTGTTTTAATGCCATTAAAACTTTAACGTTGTACTACTCTAGCACATTCTATAAAAGTGTGCCTAAATTAGTGTACCTCCCACCAATTTTTACCTACTGATACTTCCGCCAGAGCAGGTATATCTCCTAGCCATTTAGACTCTGCTTTTTCCATAATAGTTTTAAGTGTTGCTGCCCACTCTTCAGCTACATCTTCCCTCGCCAATAAAATTAATTCATCATGCACAGCGGCGGCAATTCTCACCGTATCTTCTCCGGCTTCTTTAACCAAAGGCCAAAGACTACCTAAAGCACATTTTAAAATTGCTGCACCTGCCCCTTGTATTGGGGTATTACATCTCACAGTCACCCTATTCAAATCACCTTTCAAGTACCTACGCATATTTGATACAGGTATTCGAGTTTCAGGCCATTCATCTCTCTCACTTTCTTTAGCCTCCATTTGATTCTTGTACTGCCATAAACGAATACCGTTATAAGTAGACAGCCAGTTATTTCTAATTTTTACTGCCTCTCCCTTAGTCATAAGAACACCACTAGCTCCGGCGTAATTTCTAAGACCTTCTGCACCCGCACCATATAAAAGACCAAAATTAGCGGACTTTGCTATTTGTCTATCACAACCCATTTGTTTAGCTGTGTAATCATGCAAATCTTCTTCTGCTTGGAACGCTGAAATCATATTTTTGTCATTAGCTAAGGCAGCAGCTAGACGCAGTTCCATTTGACTGAAATCAGCGTCCACTATTCTCCAACCTTCTTTTGCTTCTACACATTTTCTAAACTCAACATCTCTAGGGATTTGCTGGTTGTTAGGTTTAATAGAACTCATACGTCCAGTGTCAGCTCCTAATTGCATATATGAAGCCCTTACAAATCCATCTTCTGCCATTTTTTCCTGTATAGAAGTAATCATCTGTCTCCTCTTTTCTTTCCTTTTCCAATCTAAATATATCTGTATTACTTCATGGTCGGCTGCATATTTTCTAAGAGATTGCCTAGAAGCACTAGCTTTACCCTCTTCATTTAATGGAGTAAATCCCAATACGCTGGAAAATTTATCTATTAACTGCTTAGGGCTATTCAGATTAAATCCCGCATATTTTTTAGTACCTAAACGTATAGATCCTTCATCCTTACCTCTCAAATTAAAGGGAGCTGACTCAATTTGTTCTTCTAAATCTTTAACTCTATTTTCCCATCTCTCATAATCTTTAGGGGCGTGTCCCATTTGTGTAATTTTATCTTTTGCTCTTTCTAATTCCTCTTTAATATCTTCCACGCCTTCCCTAGGTAACTTCTTATCTTCAGGTAAGGATTCATCTAAAAATCTTATAAAGTCTTTTCCTATCTGAACAGTGTCATGTTCTAAATCCTTACGAGCCTTTTCTAAAGAGCCTTTATTCCAAGGAAGACCTGTTCTCCACATCTGAGCCATTGCAGGTAAGGCTCTACACTCCAAGGCAAAAGCATCATGTAAAAAGGCAGACCGCATTTTTATATCTAATTTTTGGTCTATTTCAAGTAAAACCTCCACATCCTTAGCAGCGTATGCTTTTTGTTCTTTAGATAAAACTTCAGCTCCCCAGTCAGATAGTTGTTGTTCTTTCGATATTTCTATACCTAGATGTCTTTTGGCTACAGCATCTAACCCATGTTTCATCTTAGGGATACCGTTGGTTAGTAACCGACTGGCAAGCATACTGCATCTAACTCTGCCTCTTGGGTATAACCCGTGTTCCTGCAACCATGCAAGATCAAAAACAGCGTTATGAGCTAGCCAAAAACGCTCCCCATTACAAAAAAATAACTCCAACTTATGCCAGTCTTCATCCTCTAACTCAAAGCAATCAATAACAACAATAGCCTTATTTGTGTAACAGCCAAGCTGCAAAAGTCTTAGTTTTCCTTTTTCCGGTTGCAACTGGAGCGTTTCAGTATCGAAGGCAATACTGGTGGATGTATGAACACGGCTCAGATGTTCAATACCGTAGTACACTGTGTAGTCAGTCATTTCTTTTTGATGTGATACTTAGTTCTGATAAAGATAGATAGGTAATAAGCCCTTAATTCGGACCAGCTAACGTCTTCTTTGCTTATGCGTTTAATGAGTCCGTACTGTCCTTCATCCTGCCACCAAGTACAGGAAGGTATAAACAAAACATCTTGATTTTTACTAGATAAGTAATCGTGTAGTTCTGTAGATAATTGATAAAGCACAGCAGTTTTATGTAGGTTATTAAGGGTCATAAATCAATCTCTAACTGCTTAGGTTTATCTAAGTCCTGCATAATCTTAAAAAGATCATTGCAAGCATGTCCGTAACCTTTGTACTGATTAAAAGAGTTCATTGACTCTTTATGATTACCAACAGCTTGATGTTTATTACTTTCTTCTAAGTAATAATTTTGCTTATCTATTAGAGATCGCCAAGTTCTTGATAGAACACGATACTCAGCCCATTTTTCGTCATTCATTACAGTCATTAGATGCTCCTATTTAGGGTAAAAGATTCGGAATTAAGTTGAATAGAACAAGGGTCTAATCTATCTATAGGGATACTGCTGTGGTATACAAGATTGTCAGTGTCAATAAGATCAACCATAACTTGATGATTGTCTAAAGAAAAACCTATAGAACCTATATAAAAGGAATTACCTGATTCTTCAAAAATAACCAAAGCATTGATTAAAGAATTAATAGGTATAGCGGAACAAGGAAGAATTTTCATCACAGACCGTCATGCCATTTAGTGCCGAAGGATGACATCATCTCATCATCCGTTGGTTCGCAGTCTTCTTCTACTACTTCCCAGTCACATAAATGACCAAGAGATATCATTTCCTCTATATCTTTTTGAGTAGGAGCATTTGCAGGAGTAATGGGTTCGCCCCAATAAATACTTGTTTCGCATAGAGCAGCCTCATACTCTTCTGGTGACAGCCATGTTGCGTAATGAACTAAAACAACATCATCAACTACAGCTCGTATGTAAACGTACTCTTCTCCGTAGGTGAAACGGAACTCCTCTATTTGGTTTGGAGAGTTTTCGGGATGCACAGTATGGGTGCGATCCTCTGTTAATTGGGTCATGTGTCTTGACCAAGGTTTACTCCATTACTGTAGCACATAAGAACGTTTTTGTCACTCCCTTAACAAAAAAATATATCTACCCCTATATAAGAGTGTTGTTTTGTCCCAACCGAGCCAAAACCCTCTCATACAAAGGAAAATAACTAGGACAAGGGCTTGTCCCACTATTTAATTGTCCCACTTTTGAAAGGATTCCTCCATACTCCCTCTAAACTGGGACAATTCTGGGGTTGGGACAACCGCTTTCCCAGTTTTTTCTTCTGTCGTACCAGTAGATTTCGGATACTGGGACGAAATAAAACTCTTATATATAGGGCCAGTACCAGCAGCTTTCCACTGGTTCGTTTTCCCTCTTCCTCCATCTGTAGAACCTGTTCTTGTCGCTAACCCCTCTCTGTCTAATCTTTGCAGAGCTTTTCTAACTGCATCTTTGCTTCCACAAACAAATTGTTCTTGAGAGAGTTCCTCTACTGTCCAAATCTTGTCAACATCCTTGGTAAGCGTAATTCTTACTCTGTCCTGAACGGAAGCACCCTTACATTCAGCATCTACAGCACCTTGGTACATGAGACTAATCGTGTCGTCATCTTTAAGAAGAGCTGTAACTTGATGGTTCGTTAATCCAAACCTGTGTTTTTTGAATGTAATTATCCTTGTGGTTAGAGGGTTATAAGGACTTTTTGCGGAAGGTATCTCAAAGTTCATAGAGAAAGAGCACATATCTCTAATCGCACTTGTACCTCTTGGACCTGATCCACCTTTTCCACTGTGATGAAGAATCAGAATCATGCAGCTAGGGAACATATCCCCCATCATTTGTTCATACCACCTAAGCGGTAAAGCAAATTCACTGTCATTTTCAGAGATACCTGTACCTCTATGACACGATCTGAGACTGTCAATAACCACAAGTTTGGGTTTGTGTTCATTGATAAGTCCCATAAATGCGGGATAGTCGTTGATATTGAAGTTATTTTCTATAAATAGATTTTTTGTATGTTCCTTTTTCAAGTGGGTAACTAATTGATCGTCTATGGACGCATCCATCTGATCCCCAGATAACCAAACTACATTTCCTTTTTCAGTGGAGCGACTTCCATCCGGTGTATCTAAGTTTTCTCCAGCTAAAAATTTTCTAGCAAATGCCCATGCCATATTTGTTTTGCCTGAACCTCCCTCTCCTGATAACACCCAAACACCTGCACAAAAGATGCCGGGGATGTAATAGTGAGCTTTCGCTGGGTCGTTAAATCTTTCTTCTGCTGTTCTTTGTCTAGTCTTACCCATTCTTTGTTCTCTCTCTGATAGATACATCTCTGTTATTTCTTGTGCTCCTTTAACTCTTATTCCTGCATCATTAGCCAACCTATTTAGTTGGTATCTTCTCTTACCTACGGATGATTTTTCATCCATAAATATCTTGTCTGCCCTTTCATAGAACTCGTCAAAATTAGGTATGAATAGTCGAGTATCTATAACTTGTTTTGCTTCTGCTTTTTCAAGTATTTCCTTACTTATTGCTGAGAATCTTGCTCTTTTTGGATCTTCTCTGTCTGCCCAATATATGAGAGTACCTAGACCAATACCGCCTCGTTTAAAAGATTTCCATACAGATTCGCACGGATTACCTTTACCCCAATCATCAGCATACTCAGGATCTTCAGAAGACCACTTAGACCAAAGAGTTAAACCGCTTTCATCAGATAATTCGGAATGTATTGCCATTCCTATTTTTACCCAGTGATCCCGGCTTCCTGCCCCTTGGTGCGTGATGACGCTTAGACATTCTTGAATTATTTGAGCTATTTCGTCTTCTGTTCTGTCTGTTAGATCAAGTCCTTTTCTATTTTTTACAAAACCCTCTTTAGTCTCTCCTGCCTTAAGAGCTTTCATCTCGGCTAGTAACCAAGGGGGAGCAATAGGTATGTCTTTTAGATCACCTTTAAATGTGTACTCTCCTTTTGAAGAGGTTTTAGATCCGGGGTAAGCACCATATATAAGCCCCTGTCTGCCCCATAAGATCTCGTAGCAGGTTGAAGTCTCTTGTGAAAGGAAACGCCCCTTAACATCACTCCAAAGCTCTTCAGGGACTTTAAAGACGTATTTAGCAGCGTTTCTCTTTGTGCTCTTTATTTCTGGGGCGTTATCTAGCGTATCTCCCCATTTTTTCTTTAAGGCAGATAGGTTTCTGTCTACATCAAGGATGCAAACCCCAGAACCTCTTATACCTGTGAATAGCCCTACTGCTCCAAATCTATCTGTGTTGTTCTCTAGGAAATGTACTACATCAGAAGGTCTAAATTTCCTTTCATAAGCTTCACCGTATGGATTTTTCCCTGTACTAGTAGTTTTCTTCCCTTCTTTAGAACGCATCTCTACACCCTTTCTATAAATTGGGGCGTAAACTAAATTTTCAGGAAGATTCTTTACAAATTCAAGTAGACTCATTGTGATACAATACCTATGTAAATAGACAAAATTTAAACGGTTAAGGTTTACTCCGCCTTAGCCGTTTTTTAATTATACGCCATTGACATATATCTGTCACCTTACTACAATAGAAAATGCACAGGGCTAACGCCTACAGCATTTTTTAACACATGCCTTTTCTATCTAAAGAGGGATCAGCAGCCGTAGCTCCAAAAGCTACAGGCGGTTATTTGAATCCCGGCGGTATTCCTACAGGTACTACTGTAAGGTTTGCTTTATTACAAGAAACTCCCCTTGAATACTGGGAAGTTTGGTTACAGGACAAGGACGGAAATCTTAATGAGCGAGGAAAGCTTATTAAAAAACCTCTTCGTTTTGATTTTGAGCCTACCAATGACGATATTGAAGCCGAGTTCGGTGACAAATGGGAGCGAGGTTTAAATTTTAGAGGAGATGGCCCCGGCCCCTGCCTCTTTAATATTGCAGTACCCGTTTACAACCATGACACTGGTTCAATACAAATATTTGCTAGTGACAAATCTTCTGTAAATAGAGCCTTTGACCAAGAAACTCAAAGCGTGGATCGTGAAGATGACTACGACAACATTCTCGAACCTGATTGGATTTTGGGAAAAGAGGGAACAGGTTTAAACACCGAATACTCTGTACGCACTGCCCCTCGTAAAAAGGGAACAGACAAAAAAGTACAGGAAGCATGGGATAAAGCTAAGAAGGATGGATTCGATCTAACCCGATTACTTTCCGGTACTAATCCTTTCACTGAGGATAAGTAGACTCAACAAAAGGGGCTTTCATTAGCCCCTATATTTTTTTGTTTTATGGAACCTTCTTCTCCGACAGAGACCGAATCCTTGAAGGCGTACAAACTTATTGTTAAACCGCCTAATGAAAATAGGATCAACTTCCGTATATATGCAACTTCACCCTCAGATGCAAAGGAAAAGGCATTAAAGAGATGGCCCAACTCTGTGGTACTTGTCACAGCAGTAAAGCGTTAATTGATGTTTCAATCATGGAGCAAAGGTATGCAAAGTAATTACTAAGTAAGCCCTTGTATATCTTGGCAATGTACTACTTATTAGACTATCTACAGTTTTTTAAGTGATATGAGTAGTCCTCCAGAACCCTTCGCATGGGTAACTATAGAAAATTATATATCCGTACTGGGTAAGAAGATCAAGAGGAAATACATAGAAGATTTTGGAGAAGAACCACCTACCCACCCTCACCCAATTAAAGGAACCAATCACAAAATGAACTGCCATTACTATCCTGCCCCTTGGCTAAAGAGGAGACTTGAGTTATAATAATTATGGGAACGTATACCAATTTACATCTACAAGACATGCTAGATCCTCAAAATGCTCTGGCAGGTCTAGCAAAGTGGAAACTGGAACGAGATGACTCTCATAAGGTTTTCCCTCACCGTATATATAGAGATGAAGAAGGCAAGATATATCACTCCGTCACTCATATCATTAAAGAAACTGCTGATCCTTTACAAAAACAGGCACTAGAGAAGTGGCTGGAACGTAAAAACTCTGAGCAGGAAAGAGACATTGCTGCCCAACGTGGAACACTCACTCACAATCATGTTGAATACATTCTTAAAACCGCAGTTAAGCTTTCTCGCAATTCTGCCAATAGGCGTAATGTTTGGAAGAAAAGTGATGACGGGCTGGAGCGTTGTCCATCCCCGATTACAAAATGGGCGATTGAAAAGGCTACGAAATCGGCCCCTCGTATATCGTGGTCAGCCAGTGGCTACACCCGAAGCTTACGGAGTTGGATCGCTGAGAAGGTAACCGCCATTCATGCCATTGAATTTTCCGTACACAGTGGTTGTTTTGCTGGAACGGCAGATGCACTTTTAGATATAGAAGGAAAAGGGCCTTTCATAGTGGATTGGAAGACAAGCCAACACGCTAGATCAGAAGAATTATTAGCAGATTATTGCGATCAGATTGGAGCGTATTCAATCGGGCTTAAAAAGTTAACTGGTATAGAAAAGCTAAAAGGCGCTTTCATAGTCATTGCACGAAGAAGTGGTCCACCTCAGATTAGAGAACTTAGTGAGTTGGAATTAAGAGGAGCAGAATGTAGATTTCTGGAGCGTAGTAAAAAATTCCTTAGAGCGTACCCTAAAGAATCTGTAAATGCATACGGCTGGAGCGTATTGGATAATGAAGCTGTTTTTAGTTAGTTCTCTTCCACATTACTCATCCTCCTCTATATATTCAGGATCTATTGCTTCAGGAAATTCCTTCATTGCACAAGATCCACAATAATATTCTCCGAAATTTTCAGGGTGTGGTTCGTATTCTTGTGCTCCTTCAAGAGTTCCATCATTTTCAAAAACTAATGGGTAAACACCGCAGGAAAAACAACTAAAAACTTCCTTTTCTTCATTAGTAGAATCAGTCATTTTCTTCTTCAGTTGTAGGGTGTGCTTCTAAAAATAATTCCTTGTCTAAATTTTCAATATCATCTATCCAAGGATTTTCATGTATAAATTTTTTCAATCTTTGCATTACGCTTTCTTGATACATATAAGGCATAGAGGCGGTGTGTTGAATAAATCTCATCAGGATAAATTGATGCTCTTGTAAAAGTTCATCAGTTCTATCTGTCAATGTGATGGTACGCTGCTTAGTCATTGTTAAAAACTCCTTGCTGTTTTGTGGGCTTTTAATAATTCACTAGAAAGTGAAACTATTTTTTCTGTGTTGTCTTCTACTAAAGCTTTATTTAGTTGATCCCTTAAACAATCAATAGCTAAATTTTTGTCTAGTAGTATTTGAGAATCTTTCTTAATTAGTGGGTCCTCCCACTTGTCGTTTTTGTATGCTTCCATATGCCAACGATAAGCGCTTGATGTTGGAACGCCTCTCTCTTCTAAAATTTGAATAATTTCAAGACGTTTTGATTTTTGTTTTAATAGGTCTTCTATTAGTTCAATGCCTTCTTTTTTATTCATCTTTAAAAGCTCCTATTTTTTAAAAGTTGCTTTGCTTCGTATTCTGCGATTATCTGGAGCGACTCTAAAAAAGTTGGTCCTCCTAAAAGTTCTAAGCTAGGGTTTTTTATTGTCTCTCTTGCTATTTTGAGTTTTCTAAACTCAGTAAGGTCAGTTGGGGTTTTCTTCATAGGTCAGGTAGCCTTAAATGAAATTACTTTTATACAGTAGCATAATAGATGAATTTTGAGAACCCTTAACCTTTATTCTCATTGATAATTCTCAATCGTTGCATTTTTTGGGAACCTATGATATTGTATTACATAAGTTCACCCAAAACTACAAAATGACTTCTACAATGACCGATAAAGCCTTGCGAGACAATGACTTACAAGAACTGGAACACCTAAACGAATTAGGTTCTATAACTTGTGATTCTGAAATATGGGGAGTTTTACCAGCTGCTCCTTTTTTTATTGCTCAAGATTTTGTTTCTAAAGAAAGGTATCCTATAAAATTTATAAGAGTTGATTTTTTAGACGATAAAAAATTTATCGGTATTTATGCAACAAATGGGCATGTCTGTTTTAGGTTTAAATTTCCTACAGATTGCGAAAACTTCTTTATTGAAAAACCTTTATCTATTGGAGCGGATGTTTTCAAAAAGCAAGAAAGAAAATCTAATTCCTTGATTTTTGCTAAAAATAATTATTTAAGTTTGCGAGATAAAAAAGGAGAATTTTTAGAGGCTAGAAATTATCAAAATTTTGATGTTGATAATTTTCCTAATGTAGAGCAATTATTCCCTGATTTATTTTCTAATAATTATGAAAATCCTTTTAATTTAAATGCAAAATATCTAAGCTTAATTTCTAAAAATATTTCTAAGTATTCCGACTCTTTCAATTCTCCTATTCAGTTTGAAGGTAATGGAATTAATACCCCTTTACTTTTAAAAAGTTCTTTTTCTCTTCCTGAGTTTGAAAATTTAGAAGGCTTTACCCCCGAGCTTGAATTTTTAATTATGCCTGTATCAAATAGAGCATAAGTAAAAATACCTATATACTTTTAAAATATTCTATTGTAGTATTTTATCAAATCATTCCCCACCTTTAGGAGATTTTTAAAAATGATTCAATCTACTATTTCTAAGCCTAAGTATTTTGAGAGAAAAGAAGGTACTTACGCCTCTTTGTGTTTTCAATGCTTAAGTGCTTATAACCAAGGCTCCCATCACTTTTTATGGTGTGATGTTTGGACAATGTTTAAGGACTCAGAAGATTATGAGGAATTTTCTGATAAATGGAACAAGTGCTTAAAATTTATTGTTGATACTTCTCCAGTTCCCGATTCTGAGGAAATCTTTTTTACAGATTATGAGGGCTGCATATCTTCAATTTATGGCGAATATTTGAGCGCAAAAGAGGTTTATGATTTTTTTGACTTGGTTGATTCTATCCAAGAAGAAAAACCTGACTTAACTATTGAGTTAATTAATTCTCTTAATAAGCATTTCGGAGGTATTCAGGACGTAGATTTTTACTTGGAAAAATTAATCTACTACGGAGAATATGATTCTAATGAAGATTTTGCCGAATCTTATTTTGAAGATTTTGGATACCTTGATAATATCCGCTCAGAAGTTTTAACCTGTATTGATTACGGCAAAGCATGGAGAGAATTAAGTTTTAGAAATTGTTTTGGTCTAGAAGGTGGTCATTATTTTGAGGAGCTTTATTAAATACGCTTTTAGAAGGATTTAGAACCATTTTTTGTTCTTTTCCTTCTCTAAGCCTATAAAAGGTCTTTTATTGACTATGGACCCTTTTAATAGCTGCTCTAACCAGTATCACCCGCTATTTTTTCCGAAATACTGTAAGAAATAATTTTTTAATACAAATGTACTCCTAATTAATTTTTATTGTAACAATTCTTATCAATAAGTTTTGTTACTAATTGTAGTACAATAGAAATTATTTTTCTATTATGGATTTAAGCGGAAAAACTTTTTCAACCGCTTACCAAATCAAAATGAAAATTTCTTCATTTCCTGCGACCAATCCCGCAACCGGCAAAAAATGGAAGAATGCAGAACTTTTTCAAAAATGCGAGGAATTGACCCTCGAGGTTTTTGAAAACGAAAATTCTGAAAGTTTGAAAGATTGGAGCGACATTTTAAACGCCGCCAATTCTAAAACTCTTCACGGGATGAGAATACATAAGAAAGAAACTCGTCTAGCCTGGAAAGATTTGAAATCTGTTTACTCTGTATTAAGTTTTCAAATTGACCACGCCAAGAAATTCTTAACTTCTGTAAATCTTCCAAATTTAAAATTAAATTAATTTTTTAAAAATTTTCCCCATTTCCAAAAGTGGGGAATTTTTTTTGTCTATTTTTTTTTAAGGGGGGAAGGTTGCAAAGTTAGTACATACGTACCAGCCTCCTCGGAACCTACTGATAAACCATAAAATAAGCTCTTATGTATTACTTCTATATACTACACTAGTAGCTTAAAAAATGCAACCTTATTCTTTACTTTCTACTCGTATTGCAAGCTCAGGTGCATTAATATTCACAGTTTCTACGCTTTCCCCAATAACTTTACCCAAAGAATCAAGTATCTGGGCAGCGGTCTGAAGCTGTCCTTTTTTAACCGCTTGATTAAATAATCTAACCCGCATACTCTGCAATCTGGAAAGCATATTCTCCCGATCTTTTTGCCAGTCTTCCTCGTTCCATTGGTTAACTGCGGTCCAGTCATTCCAAGCAGTTTTAGTACAAACCCCTTCTTTTGAAGCGTGATCCAGAACTAATTGTCTTGTTGTATGACCCTCTAATTGTCTTTTATAAAGTCGTTGCCTCCTAGCTTCGACCACATGAGCATGTGATCTACCGGGATTTTTCTTCTTTACAACTTCCTGCTCCACGGGAGCAAAAGAGTCTTCAAAATTGTTTAAAATAGCTTCAGCCACGGGCAGAAACGTACACTAATAAACCGATAATAACGCTCAATCCCTCTTTTAGTCGATACGTGCAAGGAAAAAAATCAAATAAACCGTTATTCTTTACTACATGAGTAGCAAAACAGCACCGCCTTTAACCCTACGTTGGGCGCAGGGGGAAGTGTTCAACAATCCAAGCAGATTCAGAGTGCTAGTAGCCGGAAGACGCTTCGGAAAATCCTATCTTTCCTGCATTGAACTTTTAAAAGCTGCCATAAAAAGACCGGGGGAGACATATTTCTACTGCGCTCCCACCTATCGCATGGCTAAAGACATAGCGTGGAAAGAGATAAAGAAACTAGTCCCAAAAGAGTGGATAAGAGCTAAAAACGAGACAGACCTAAAAATAGAACTAATCAATGGATCGCTCATAGAACTAAAAGGCACAGAAAACGCAATGGCTCTAAGGGGTCGAAGTTTAGCGGGAGTGGTATTAGACGAAGCGGCATTTATGGATTCGGAGGTCTGGTTTCAAGTAATAAGACCTGCTTTAGCAGATAAACAAGGATGGGCATTATTTATCAGTACCCCTGATGGCACGGCGAGTTGGTTTTACGATTTATGGTGTTACGTCCCAGAAGACGAGACAAATCAATGGACTCGCTGGAGTTACACGACAATAGATGGGGGAAATGTCCCGAAAGAAGAAGTTGAGGCAGCGAAGGCTCAGTTAGACGAGCGAACATTCCGGCAAGAATTTGAGGCAAGCTTCGAGAATCTCACTGGTCTTGTTGCAATCTCTTTTGGAGACATGAATATTTCTGCGGAAGCAAGGGATATAAGCATTTCTCCCCTTCTCTTGGGAGTGGACTTCAACGTAGATCCTATGTCAGGAATATGTGCTGTAAGAGATGGGGAAAACCTTTATGTTTTTGATGAAATCATGCTCACAGGTGGGGCAACCACATGGGACTTTGCAGAGGAAGTTACGAGAAGGTATGGAATTGATCGAAGAGTAATAGCATGTCCTGATCCCACGGGGGGAGCTAGGAAAACATCTGGAATAGGTGCAACTGACCATAGTATTTTAAGGAGGAGTGGTTTTAACGTTTCTTCACCAAAAGCGCCTTGGAAAATACGAGATAAAGTTACTGCTGTGAATACGGCATTATTGGATGCAAATGGAGATAGACGGACATTGATTCATCCACGTTGCAAAGAGTTAATAAAATCTTTAAGGACTCTCACCTATGCACCGAATACCGGGATGCCAAATAAGAATTTAGGTGTTGACCATGCGTTTGACGCTTTTGGTTATTTATGTCTCCAACAGTTCAATTTGGCAAAACCCGAAACTTTAGGGCAAACTACATACAGAATTTACTAAAGAAATGAAAAAGTCTGCCGGAACTAAAAGATGTGAGGGATATTTAGCTACAGTAAGAGGAAGTAAGAAGTCTAAAAAGTCTTCTACTAAGAAAACCAAGTCTAAAGGCAAGTAGTTATGGCTCTTACCAATGAGCAGTTGGATGCACTTAAAGCGGTAAAAGGGAAAAACAATCCCGCTTTATGGGATCATAGGTGTCAGCAGTATTTAGACAATAAAGCAAAAACTGTTGGTCAAAAGCCTGTAAAAACTTCCAGTACAAGTTAAACTATTAACATACCTATATTTTTGAGTTTTAATCATGGCTTTCTATCGTGGCGAAGAAGGCTCCGTCAAGTTTAAGAACACAACTGGAACTGTTGCAACAGTTGCCTCTACACGGAGTTGGAATTTTTCTTTAAGTAAAGATGTGCTTGATTGCACAGCACATGGATCAACTGCTCGTAGTTATGTAGGTAGTTTTATTGATGGAAGTGGTTCTGTTGAATTGCTTTACACCGCATCTTCTGGTGATGAAACACAAGATTTCATTAAAGACGTTGTAACAACAGAAGATCCTGCTGATGCAATGTTCGAGTTGTATTTAGATACCTCTGGGAATAAAAAGTTGCAATTCAAGGGAATTGTTACAGGCGCAGAGTTTGGAACATCTGTTGGTGATCTTCAAACTGTATCCGTTAACTTCCAAATGAGTGGCGCACTAACTGCTGTAGACATTTAAGGAGTTAACACAATAAGAGGGTAATCCCGTGACTTACGCTGTTCCCGGCAAATATCCAACCAGCATAGTTAGCACAACTTATCCGAGTCGTGCTGATAGTCCATTTTTCCGCACCCGTGCGGTATTGGACATGGCTCAGAGTTGGGAAATAATGAAGGCGGTAACGCTTGGGACAGAATATTTACGTGATAATTCGGAGTCTTTTCTTCCTTTAGAACCAAGAGAAGACTATTCCGCATATAAAGCCAGAGTTGATCGGGCTGTATTTTCTCCATATACACAGCGATTAATTAGAGCTGCCACGGGTCTAATTCTTCGCAAACCGATCACTCTAATAGGCGATCCATACTGGACGGATGTATTCGCAAAAGATGTTGATGGATGCAAGTCAGACATAGATGAATATGCCAGAAGATTAATCATGTGTTCTCTGACTTATGGTCAGAGTCATGTATTAGTTGATTATCCAGCACCTACAGGTGCATTAAGTCTTGCTGAAGAGAGACAGCAAAATAGAAGACCTTATTGGATTGAAGTCGATCCAATGAATATTTATGGATGGAGATTAGATAGAGAGACTAATTATGGGAATTTAGTCCAAGTTCGTATAGCTGAAAAGGCTGTTGTTCCTACTGGTGAATTTGGAGAAGAAGTTTTCGATCAAGTAAGAGTAATCGAACCCGGAAAATATCGAATTTATAGGGATAAAGAGCAAAATAAAGAAATGTACTGGCAAAATGATTCTTATGCAGGTAATTTTGACGCTCCATCAGGCGACCAAGAGTACGATTTAATAGAAAAAGGCGAATTTTCACTTGGCGAAGTACCCCTTGTGACCTTTTATGCAAATAAAACTGACACTTTAACGAGCAAACCGCCTCTATTAGATATTGCGTATCTCAATCTTGCTCATTTCCAAAGGCAAGCTGATCTAATTCACAGCTTACATGTAGCATCACAACCAATGCTAGTTCTTGAGGGTTGGGACGATCAAACAAAAGACATGTCAGTCAGTGTTAACTACGCAATGGCAACCCAACCGGGTAACAAAGTTTATTACGTTGAACCCGCATCAAGCGCATTTGAAGCACAAACGTCTGAAATCCAAGAATTACAACTCCAAATGGCAACACTTGGCATTAGTACGCTTTCGCAACAAAAATTCGTGGCGGAATCGGCAGATGCGAGAAGACTTGACCGAGTTGATACAAATTCTATGCTCTCGATGGTTTCGCTTGAATTAGAACAGAAATTACAAAAAACATTCAATTTATCGGCTAATTATCTTGGAATTGAGCCTCCAGAAGTCAAGATTAGTCGTGATTTTGATATTGATAGACTAATAGGACAGGATATAACCGCCTTAACTGCACTGTTCGATCAAAAAGTCATTGATAGAGAGGAATTTAGGCAGATTTTGGTACAGGGAGAAGTATTACCCAGTGCGTCTGAGACTAAAATCAATTAATGTATTAGAATACTAGGAGAGACTTTTTAACTCATGTCCCGTGATTTAGATTCAGGCATAACTGCCGAAGAATTGGAGGCTGCTCATGCAGAAGCTTGTGAAGCTCCTAAACCTCCCAAAAAGGCCACTAATAAGAGCACCGCTAAAAAAGCGGAGCCTAAAAAAGTTAGCGAAACAGACGCTTAATCATGGTGGAAGAAAAAGTCATTCAGCCTGAGTCCGTGCCTCCTGCTGAACAGTCCGTGGCTGAGACTCCTACTCCCCAAGCCCCTAATCTGGAAAATGTAAAGACAGAGTATGAGACTAAAATATCTGCTCTTAAGAAGGAACTTGCTGAAGCTCAGGAAGACCGTTTGGGTGTTAAGCGAAAGTTAGATGAGGTGTACCAGAAACAAGATGAAAAGAGGAAGAAGGAATTAGAGGACCAAGGCCAATGGAAAGATCTATGGGAAGAGGCAAATAAAACAGCTCAGGATAAGGACCAAAGGATAAACGCCTTAAATCAAGAGTTGGAAAATTTAAAAACGTCTAATGAAGTTGCCAACACTAAAAGTGCTGCTTTAGCTGCTATAAGCAATTTGGGTGCTATTAATGCTGAACAAACACTATCTTTATTGCAGGACAGGCTAAAGAAAGACAATGAAGGTAACGTTGTTGTTTTAAACGGAGGAGTCGAACAAGATTTAACTACATACATAAGTAACTTACGAAATCCGGGATCAGGTTGGGAGCATCATTTCAAAGCTAGTTCTGCTGCGGGAATGGGTGCAAAACCAACCCCTACCTCTAATGTCTCTCCGGGAATGACTAACCCTTGGAAAGAAGGTAGTATTAATCTAACTAGGCAAATGGCCCTAGAAGCTACCGAGCCTGATCTTGCAGCCGTGCTCAAGAGAGAGGCTCAATCCGGTTAGTTCCGTGAACTAGCTACCGAGTCCGTGACTTGGATCTCGTTAAATAATCCCCATTAATTGAAATGGCAGCCCCGTTTCAGAATTATTCCGGCGGTGTCCTACTTGCGGATATCGTTAAAAGGAATAACTTGTCTCGTTATGTACAAGAGGCAATTAAAGAGCGCAGTCTTTTTGTAAAGAGTGGCGCAGTTGTTCGCAGTCCTTTCTTGGACGCAACAGAAGGTGGAACTCGTATTCAAGTTCCTGAGTTCAACCCAGTAGCACCAACCGAAGAGGTAATGACAGGTGCTTCTAACTGGGGTACAAGTACCAATGGTTACTTGACACCACAGAAGATCGGAACTGCGACACAAATTGCTTCCATCTGCCATAGAGGTTTTGCCTATGCGGTTGATGATGTAGCAGTTTTAGCTGCTGGTGAAGATCCAATGCTTGCTATCCGTAACCAGCTTGCAGATGCAATCAATAAGCTAAACAGCCAAAGATTGTTCTATCAACTACATGGTTTATTCGGTACAGCATTAAGTGCTAACGCTGGTGACTATGCGGTTGCTGCTAGTTCAGGACAAGCTGAAGCGAACTATCTTTCAGCTTCAAACGTAGCTAAAGGTCGTGCTCTTCTCGGAGAGCGTGGTGACGAGCTAGACACACTAATCGTTCACCCAAATGTAGGCTTCTATCTCTATCAGGTAGGTTTACTATCCTTCTCTACTACTGCACTATCTACTGGAACAGGTATTCAGTGGGGTGGCGGTGGCGCAGGTGTTGATGCTAAGAGCATCGGTACTTTCGCTGGCATGAATGTAATCATGGATTCTCAGGTGAACGCTGTTCAGCCGGGTTCTTCTGGTCACATCAAAGAATACTACTGCTACTTGGTTAAGTCTGGAACAATCCTTGAGGGTGTTCAGCAGGAGCTTCGCATTGAAGCAGATCGCAACATTCTTTCTAAGCAGGATGTTCTATCAGTTGATTACCACACTGCGTATCACATCATGGGTACTAAGTGGGGCAATGCTGCTGACAACCCAACCAATAGTGTTCTTGGTGCTAAGGCCAACTGGAGTGCTACATACGATGTTGATCTGATCCCTATGGTTCAGTTAACAGTTAACACACCTCTTGATACTTCAACTCTATAACTAGAGAGCCATAGGTCGGCATAATTAAGCTTCACTTTCGGGTGGAGCTTTTTTATGACGCTATGATGGAAGAGATATCTATTTATTAAACTGTGGCTGCAACAATTAGTGCCACCTTAAAGGGGGAAAATTCTAATAGCTACGTGACTTTAGCTGAAGCTGATAGTTATTTTGAAACCGTTCCAAGTGAAACAGATTGGGATGATAAAAGCGATGACGCTAAAAATAGAGCACTAATTTCAGCGTGTCGCTGGATCGATAGCTTAAATTTTTACGGTGATCGTTGTGACGATGGACAGGCACTAAAATGGCCTAGGGATAACTACACAGTGGATGGGGTTGATTTGAAATGTGGAACTATTCCTAACGGAATTAAATATGCTCAATATGAATTAGCAAGACAGTTAGCAAATGATACGACTGCGATGATCGGTAATAAAGGAACAGACGGAACTTATGAAGAAGTAAAGTTAGGTGATATTGAAGTCAAATATAATACTGACAGTCAGGGAGTAGGAACCATTAACAATGTATTTGACGTTTATCCGTGGCTTCAGTCCTATATTGGTGCTTATTGTCTTGGTGGCTCTGGTAGTTATCAAGTAAGAGTAGTTAGAGGTTAATCATGGCAGGAGCATTAGACACCCTATTCAAAAACGTAGCTAAACAAGTTGTTGCTGATCTTGGCTCATCCTTAGATACAACAATTACTTACACTCGTAAGACATCTCCGGCATACAATGTAGCTACTGGAGCAGTAACAACTACAGACACTTCTTATACAATAAAAGTTCCCATAGAATTTGTTAGTTCTAGTGAGGATGCGGGCTTTCAAGAGAATATAGCTAGAGTTTATGTCACTCCTGACCTAATAGGTAACAGCCAACCTCTTCTACAGGATGAAGTAACCTTGACCTTCTCTGGCTCGACTAGGGTTGCAAAAATAACTAATATTCGTACTTTAAAGGGAGGCCAAGAGTATTTATTCCGCATTGATTTAGTGTTCTAATGACTTTAGTAAAAGCGAGAGCAGCATTTGAGTCAGCGATAAAGACAACCGTAAATGCCGCAGATGCGACAGTGACCGTTGTGTTTGACAACATGCCTTTCACAAATCCCGGTAAAAACAAGAAATATGTGATGGTAAGTCTGGACTTCGAGCAGTCTACGGTTCAACCACTCGGAGGAGCACAAGACTACTATTCTGGGACAATTACCTGTGGAGTTATGGCTCCCGCAAATAAAGGAACTGCTGTAGCTGCTGCAATAGCTGAATCTGTAATTGACGGATTAATTTCTGTTAATGCTTCTGGTTACTCCGATACGTATTCTGTTTCTCCAAGGGTTTCACAAATAACCGGACCAACTTCGGTAAATGATGAGAACAATAGTCACTATTTAGCCGTTGTAAGCTGTAACTTTACTGCAAACGCTTAATTTTATTATGAAAGATATAAAATACCTAACTAAAGATTTAGAAAAACTTGTAGAGGATGCAGTTGCCGAAAGTGCTGTAGAAATACGTTATGGATTACAGCATAAGGGTCCGTGGTGGACAGGAAGTTTTGGTAAAAATTGGGCTATAAGCCCTACGCCTGTAGAACCTACACTACCTAGAGATCTGGATGTGGATGTTCCAGCCACTCGTGTCCCTACAAGGGCGGGAAAAATAACTGTTCCTTTTGGTAGTCCTGTCTATATAGGAAATAAGGTTGAATATGCTGGTTTTGCTGTAAACAACCCTTCATCAAAACTTCCCAACGAAGAGGGCGAACTTGTCACATACGCACAGCACCTTCAAACGAAGAAATCAACTGTTAGTGATGATATACCCAATAAACCTAGATGGTGGCCTATTTATTTGAAGCATAAATCTTTTCTTCCCGCAGACATGGATAAAGGATTTTCTAAAGCAGGATTCAGCATAACGAGCTAGGCTATACTACATTAGTATTAAAAAAATTTATGTCTAAAGAAAGAGCTATCGACAAGCTGAAGAAAGCCTTCAATGTCGAGGAACGCAATAGTTACTCTATATTTAAAGGAGAGGACTTAATTTTGAAAATTTATTGGACACCAATAACTATTGCAGATAGGGATGCTATAAATAATACGCTAAAGGCTATGAATAAAGGTGATGATGAGGGTAGTTTAGACTTTGCGCTTCAAACTATCATTAATAAGGCACAAGACGAGGAAGGAAAAAGACTATTTTCTGAGGGAGATACCGCTACTTTAAAAAGGGAGATTCCTCTGAGTGTACTGCTGGATATAATGAGTAAGATGAACGAGCTAGGAGAAGGAGGCACCCCAGATGCCGTAAAAAGCACAACTGGAGAAGGATGATTATCTCTATTTACAGTTTTCTATAGCAGAACAACTGGGATATACGTTCAAAGAAATACGATCAAAGATGAGCACAGAAGAGTTATATGCTTGGAACGCCTACTATACAATTAAGGGAGAGAGAGAAGAAAAGGCTTACGAAGCGGCAAAAAGAGGAGCCTCTATGCGTAAGCTACGCTAGACTTAAATTATTTACTGCATAAGGTCGTGTCAGCAGAGTATAAGGTAAACATAAGACTTAATAAGGAGCAATTTAAACAAGATTTAGAGTCTCTGGAAAAAGATATAAAACGTTTAGAATCAAGGCGAGGAACAGCTAAAAGAGGACAATCAGCAGAGAATTCAGCAGAGAAGTCGGCGGCTGCTGCCAATAAGGAATTAACACTACAAAATTCTATTGAGGCAACTAGAGGAAGGCAGATAAAACTACTTAAAAAGAATGTAGAGGTAGGGGGAGATTTAGTTGACTTAGGTAAGCAGGTAAATGCTGATAATATCCAACGGAGTAGACAGACAAAACTTCAGACAGACTTAGAAATAAAACAAGCTAATAACAAGCTTGCTTTGGAAGGAAAAGTAGCATCAGTGGTTAAATCTACGGGTAGAGCAAAGGCAGGTTACAACACCGAAGAAGAAAGATATCAAATGACCCTGCAAAAAATGGCGGCTAGGACAGTTAAGACTAGAAGAGCGTCCCAAATAGAACGCCGAAGATCTCTTAGTTTGGGTAAAGATATTGTCCGAATAACGACAAAAGAAGTCGCACTTAACCATAAAAATGCTCAGGCTTTAGCTAAATCAAACCGAATTAAAACCGGATCTACCCGACCCGCCAGAATAGGAGGAGATTATAGTGATATTGCAAGTAGAAGAGCATATACTCGATCAGGACAGGCAGCTAACTATATAAATTTTGGAAGAAATAGGACTGCAAAATTTGATAGGCAGGGAGCTTTAAGTAGTGCCATGATAAGTGGTGCTTTTCCGCTGTTATTTGGGCAAAATCCTCTAGTTGCTGGTGCGGGAGCTATAGGTGGTGGAGTAGGAGGAGGATTTGGCGGTCAAATGGGCGGCTTTGCTGGAGGTCTTGTTGCTACAGCCGCAGCCTCGGCATTAATACAATTCACACAATCGATTAGTGAGTTGGGAGGAGCTTTAAGAGATCCAGCTAACAATCTTGATGCTCTAGTAAAGAAATTAAAAGACTTTGATTCCACCTTAAGTATTAGTGTTCAGACCCTAAGTGGTGCAGGTTTGAAACAGAGTGCAGGGGTGTTAGCTGAAACGCAGTTTGGTGCGAAGTTTGGTTATCAAAATGCAGAAGATTTGCAAAAACTAAATAAGGAGCTGTCTAAGTTCGGAACTTTGCTGTCTGATGCCGCAGTCAAATTAGGCATATTCATTGCGGGGCCTTTGTCTTCTCTACTTAGCGTTTTTACTGGAACTTCCAGTGATGATATGTTCAAGGATATGACTATAGAGCAGATTATAACCGATAGGATAGTACAAAGAGAGGCGAATCAGAGAAGGGTGAATCAGTTAGAAATTGAGCTTATACCTGAACAAAGAAAAGTAATAGAGAACTTAGAAAAACTTCTAAAAGAAAGCGGTGTACTTTCTTCAAATGTTCGTGGAGTTGGTCCTGCATTTGGTTTAGGAGGAGGTTTAGGTGGTGGTCATAGCCTTGATAGTAGTGAAATGTTTTCCAGAGGATATTTTGGTACAGCTGGACATTCTTTATTAGACCCTCTTCACAATCCTGCATACGGACCACTTCGACAACTTGCATCGGAAAGTAAGAAATTAGCTGATTTAGAATACGAGCTTAAAGAACTAGGTTATAGCAATGAAATGATTGATGCTTCTGTAGAAGTGTATAAGCATCAGGCTAAATTAATGTACGCTACAGGCATAGAATTAGAAAGACAAATAGCCCTAGAAAGTAATAGAGTAGATATGAGCAGGGAACAGATATTAAATGCAGAAACACGTATTAAATTATCTAAGAAAGAATTAGACATAACCGGAGCGGAACTAGAGCTAGCTTCAATGAAAGCAAAGAAGAATGAAGATAATTCTTCTATAACTCAGTTAGAAATTCAGCAGCAAGAAATAAAGATTAGTAACCTACAAAGAGAAAGAGATTTAATTCTTGTAATTTCTGAAAATAAACTCAAAATGCTTAATTACGCTTATGCTGAAAGTATAAAGTTAGAGAAAGAATTACATAAATTAAATGATCCAACTTATCAATTAGTTGTAGCAGCTCAGACTATAGGTAGTGCTTTCGAGGAGTCATTTAAAGGGATAATAAAAGGCTCAATGTCTGCATCAGAAGCATTATCAAATATGTTCCAGAGAACTGCTGATATGTTCTTAGATATGGCCGCTCAAATGATAGCTAAACAGATACAAATGCAGATACTAGGTATAGGTTTTAATCTTGGTTCAACAATGGGGTACAGTTTAGGAGGGGGCAGTAAAGGATACTTCGATCCATTTACAGGGAAGGGAACTGCTGGACCAAACTACGGGTTAGCGGAAGGAGGCGTAGCTAAAGGAGGGCAGCCTTATGTTGTAGGAGAAAAAGGCCCAGAGCTATTTGTACCTAATTACACCGGAACAGTCATACCTAATGACAAGCTAGGAGGAAGCTCCACTAATGTAGTAGTCAATGTAGACGCTACTGGATCGTCTGTTCAGGGTGACGAGGCTGAAGGAAAAGCTCTAGGCGAAATGTTGGCTACCGCAATACAATCAGAATTAATTAAACAGAGAAGACCCGGAGGAATTTTAACTTAATGGCAACTTTTCCTTCTATTGATCCTGTTTATGGGACTTCCAAGAGAAGCTCTCCGAAATCATCAGTTGTGTCTTTTGCAGATGGATATGAGCAAAGAATTGTTTTCGGTTTAGCAGCAAATCAAGATCCAAAAATTTACAATGTAAGGTTTGAAGTATCTGAAACAGATGCAGACACGATAGAGACTTTTTTAGAGGCTAGAGCAGATGACCAAGACTGGTTTAACTGGACACCTCCGGGGGATTCTCAAGGTAAATTCGTATGCCAACAATGGAATAAGAGTATCCCATATAAAGACAGGGCTTCTATACAAGCGACATTTAGAGAGGTATTTGAACCATGACTAGTGCTTCTGTCGTTAGTGATATTCAAAAATCAAACCCGTCTGCAATTATTGAATTATTTGAACTTCAATTAATAGCAGCACTTCATAACAGTACAGCTACTTATAGATTTCATGCAGGTACTAATGAGAATAATAATGGGGCTATTATTTGGGGCGGTAATACTTATACAAGACTCCCTATTCAGGCGGATGGTTTTGGGTTCAGTGGTAAACAAATGCCCCGACCCACGCTTAGGGTGGCTAATGGAACTGCCACTATATCGGCAATACTTATAGACATTAATAAGTTCACAGCAGGTAATGATCTTGGCGGAGCAAAAGTAACAAGAATACGGACACTTGCCAAGTTTATTGATGCTGCAAACTGGGCTTCAGGGACTAATCCTTATGGCACACCAGATCCCACCGCAAAATTTCCTGATGAAATTTACTTTGTTGATAGAAAAGCAGCTGAGAATAGATTTACTGTTGATTTTGAATTAGTTGCAGCTTTAGATTTGCAGGGAGTTAGAGCACCAAAAAGATTATGTACTAGAGCAGAGTTCCCTTCCATTGGAACATTTGTATGACTTGGAAAGAAGCTGCTTTATCACATGCAAAAGAACAAGATCCAAAAGAATCTGTTGGGCTTGTTATTAATTCAAGGGGAAAAGAAACTTATTATCCTTGCGGCAATCTTGCTTTAACAGCACATCAATGCTTCATATTAGATCCAGAAGATTATGTTAAAGCTGACAGTGCAGGAGAAATACTTTCTCTTGTTCATAGCCATCCTGTTACACCCCCTGCTCCTTCCCAAGCTGACAAACTTAGTTGTGAATCAAGCGGCTTACCTTGGCATATCGTTAATCCAAAAACGGAACAATGGGGATACTGCGAACCAACAGGTTATAAAGCCCCTCTTATTGGTAGACCTTGGGTTTGGGGAGTTACCGATTGTTGGTCTTTAGTTCACGATTGGTACAAAGAGGAAAAAGGTATAAATCTACGTGATTGGGAACGACCTACAACCCCTGAAGACTTTTTAAAACATCCATTATTTGAAGAATGTGCGGAGTTAACAGGTTTTAAGGAGTTAGGCCCAGAAGACAAGTTAGAAGTGGGAGATGTTTTATTAATGAGCATTTTGCATCCGGGTTTAAATCATGTTGCTATTTTTTTAGGGGATCAAGTTTTACACCATTTAGCACATAGGCTTAGTTGTAGGGAGCCTTACTCTGAATGGTTGTTAAAATGTACTGGTAAGAGGTATCGCTATCATGCTTCGTAAAGTCAAATTATATGGTGCTTTAAAAGACTTTGTAGGTCATAGTGAATTAGAAGCACATGTCAATTCAGCAGGTGAGGCTGTTAGGTTTTTATTATGTAATTGGCCTGAATTAGAGAGCCATATGGCAAAGCAGTATTACAAGGTAATAGTAGGAAGTGAAGAATTAACCTTAGATAATTTAAATAATCCTTCTGGGGTGCAAGATATAAAGATCGTTCCTGTTTTTATTGGGGCAGGTGGTGGCGGTGGTGTTGGAAGGGTCTTATTGGGGGCTACTTTAATCGCAGGGGCTTTTTTATTTCCGGGTTCTAGCTTGGTTTTTGGGAAAGCATTTTTTGGAGCATCAACAGTGACAGGATCGTTAGCAGCAGCAGGAATGATGACTAAATTAGCGGTGATGGCTGGTGCAGGTTTAATGTTGTCGGGTGTTTCTTCTATGTTGACGCCTGTTCCTGAAGTACCTGAATACGAATCAGAATCAGACCCTAGGCTCTCTTTTAGTTTTAGTGGGGTACAAAATACATCCAGAGCAGGGACACCGATACCAATTTGCTACGGAGAAATTATCACTGGATCGGTGCAAATCAGCTTAGGTGTTGATACGGAGCAAGTGAGAGTATGACAGGCTTAACTAATAAAAAAGTATTTGTCCGTGGATCTGGAGGAGGAGGAGGCGGTAGCCAGTCACCACCGCCACCACCAACCAGAGAAAAGGATTCCTTAGACAGTAGGCAATTCGCAACGATACAGGATTTAATTTCAGAAGGTGAAATTGAAGGTTTTTCTACACCTTCAAAGGCTGGTCTAACAAAAGGAACTACTGCTTACAATGTTTCTGCTTTAAAAGATGTTTATTTAAACGATACTCAAATACTGCAAACTTCAGCAGGTTCATCTCCTACTTCTGCCGATTATAATTTTCAAGATGTAACTTTTACCCCTAGATTTGGAACAGGAAGTCAGACATATATAACAGGTTTAGATCAAAGTGAATCAATGACCTCTGTTGGGGTCACTGTTACAACATCTTCCTCAGTAACTAGAACAATAACAGCTACAACAACAGATGCCGTAAAGGTTACTGTTACTGTACCTGCATTACAGGAAGCAAAATCTAATGGAGATATTGTTGGAACTTCAGTTAATTTAAAGGTTCAAGTTCAATACAATGCAGGTGGTTATTCAGACGTCATTAATGACACAATTAAAGGACGAACCCCTGATGCTTATCAAAAGGATTATCGAATTAATCTAACTGGAGCTTTTCCTGTTGATATAAGAGTAGTCAGGGTTACAGCCGATAGTTCAGATACAGCTTTACAAAATGCTTTTCAATGGACAAGTTATACAGAAATCGTAGAAAAAAAACAGACATATTTAAATAGTGCTTATATTGCACTTCGCTTAGATTCAAAACAGTTCAGTTCAATCCCTACTCGTAAATTTAAGATCAGAGGAGTAAAAGTTCGCATTCCGGGTGCGGGTGGAA